CTGTCCGGCCCCTTTACGCCTTCCCCCCTCATGTCCTATAGGTCTGCCAAGGCGCTTTGCTCTGGCTTCTCTACGCTTCTCACGCTCTTCAAGGACCAGCCACTCTGGCTTCTTGTAGACAAACGGGTCATCTATTTCCATTACGCCATCTCCACTATTGGTCGAGCCTTCTTAAGCCTGATCTCTTCCTCAACAATGAACAAGGCTTGCTCCATCTCTCGGACGCAGCAGTCATCCAGTTGGGCATCATGCAGATCCATCACCAGCTTCACAGCAGTCATCTCTGGTCCTGTGAAAGCAAATCTACCCTTCTCAATGCCACGCTTACCCATTGTGTAAATGGCATCCTGGGCTGCTCTGATCTCATCTTTCCAATCCATACCCAACTCATCTCTGATACGGATCAATGCTTCACTCATGTTGACAGCAGCAATCAGCACATCAACGTGGTCCTTTGTTCCTTGGCCTGTCAGGATGGAGTCAAGTGCTTCATGGTTCTTAAGCTTCAGTGCAACACCAGCAGTAGGCAAGGAGCCAACCTTTTTAAAGCCAGCAACGATCCAACTCAAATTGTCGTAGCGAATGCCACGGGGTTTGTATTTGCTTTTCTTTTTCATATCTCGTGCTTGTTCAAACTGGGCTTAATGCTTGGATGCGCTCTGCTGTGGATAGAGAACTGCTTGTAGGCAATGATGTTTTGCTCTTGGGTTAAGTTCTCGTAGACCTGAGTCTTCTTTGGACGGAAGTAGATGTCATCTGCAAAAATACTGGGTCTTGGATTCTGTTTCCAGTGAAACGGGGAATCTGGGTGGCATTTACATTTCATTGCATTGTTCCTGGAGTAATGACCCATTGGGTCTTTGGTTTCTTGTAGTGAACACCCCACTTGAGGCGGTCTTTAGGATGTGGACAGTCTTCTGGCACATGAACAGCAACCCAAACCTTTGTGTACTGTCCTTTCTTACCTAGTCTCCATCGATCAACATAAGCATCTGGCATACCTCTAAGAGCGGTTCTGACATTAGCAACGTGTACTCCTGTTGCATCTGCAATCTCAGCGGGTGTCATGCCATCAGGTCTTGTACGCAGTAGGGTGCGGATTTTCTTTTGACGTACTGGCTTCATGTCTTGCTCCTCCAAAACGCCCACACATACACGGCAGTGTGGGCAAAGCCGATCAGGTACATCCACCAAGTCATATGTTCTTCTCCAAAAGCTCTTTCACTTGCTCATAAACGCCGTTCCTTGCAACGTTGTCGGCTTGCAGCTTGTCCCATCCTGCGTAGCGCATCTCGGTTTCGCAGCCTTGCAGCAAGTCATACATCTCGCGCAGGCAGTCCGCAGACTTGCCATGCAAGGGCCACTGCATTGTCTTTTCCAACATGGCGGCAAGGCGCAATGGCTTTGGTAGTTTTCCGATCCGCACAAGTTCTGCGGTGTCTTCTTCGGCGTTGTATTGGTCTTGGTTCATGTGTTCTTCTCCTTGAGTTTGGTTTCGATGGCTTGCACAACCATTTCAACGTGATGCGGCGGAATAACAAATAGCTCCAGCATGTGCTTTATTTCCTCATCCGTCAGCCCAACCCATTGCCGCTGTGCTGCGGGTGGAGTGGTATGAATTGCAACGTCATCCTCAAATGCTCTTTGCTTTGTCAAAGTTGTCATCACGGTGAACCCCTTTTGCAATTCTTCAAACCGTGAGGCTGACATCCACGCCACAGGCTCCTGCACAGGTGCTGCGGTTGGAGAGTTCTGCAAAAGTCTTTTTTGAATAGCCGCACTTACATCAACTGTGTCTTTATTCCAGTATCCGTCACGCACTCCTCGCTCAATCGCCTCCAAAGCAAGTCGCAATAATTTTTCATCGTTCATTTTGTTTCTCCTGTTGTTGGTGCTGCGGGTGTATCCAGCACAACTCCAATTGCATCAGCATTGGCTAGAACGTGGTTTTTGAATTTCTCCAGTTGGTTTATCTGATGCTCCTGCACAGGTGCTGCGGGTACGCCAGCGCCATCGCAGACAAAGCACTCTTGATCCGTGCCGATGTCAGGATCACGCACCATGCGCCCGCTTCCGTTGCAATGCCCGCACCACACAGGTGCTGAACGGGCTTGCTTGATGGCGGTGATGGCTTTATCCATAAGAATTGATGTTTGACCATCTACCCCTTCTTCCAGCGCCTCCAGCGCCAAGTCCAATGCGGTGTCTTTATCCATTGTTCTTCTCCTTGCGTTTGGCAATAAACTTTTCACCATCCCATTTAACTTGCTCAACTTCAACCCATTGCCGCTGTGCTGCGGGTGGGGTGGTGTAAACAGACTCTTTGGTAGCTGAACGATGGCCGCAGTTCGGGCACTCCCATGCGCCATCAAACGGGGTCTGGCACTTGTCGCACAGGTACGCCTCACCCACAGGCTCATAGTCCAGCCCCAACTCTCTGGCGTTCTCTGCCATCTTGTCGAGGGTTGTGTTCCCGAAGTTGGTTTCGGGAACATCCTGTGCTGGCTGCGGGGATGTGTTGTTAATCAAACCGAGAGGTGAGTAGCAAACATCGTCATTCGGGTCTTCAAACACAACAGATAGCGGCTCTCCGTCTTCGTAAGGCCCATGCTTAAACCATGCGACAGGTTTCTGCTGTGCTGGCTGCTCTGCCATCCTTGCTCTCTCGTCAGCAAGGACAAGCTCGGCAAAGCGTTTAAGGCGCTCTGTCACATCCTCTGGCGGTTTTAACCATGTGCAAATCCCAGCCTCACGGGCCATTTCAATTGCTGTCCTGCTCATGCTGTGAACTCCAATGCTTGGAGCTTGCTGATACGCTCGTTGATGCTGGCTACCCTGTTGGCAAAATCAGCTTGGGCTTGCTCTTTTTCTTTTTGCAAAGCAGCTAACTTTTGAGCAGTAGGGTCGTAATCATCAGGTACTTCGATCTCAATCTCTTGTTGACCAACACAGGTCAGGTATTCCGTGTCATCAATCTTGAGTGAATAAATCTGGTATTTACCTTTTTTTTCCCAAGAATATTTGCCGAAATAAACGTAAACAGTGGTTTTGACTTTCATTGCATTTCCTTTAGTGCCGTCATTGGCAAGCCAATTCTGCACTTGATTTATTTGAATTTGTATAGGGACTTACCCTAAGTCTTCTTTGATCAACACCTCAACCAAACCCACCGTCCCATACACCTTTGTGCTGTGCAGGGAAACAACCTGGGTGTCATCGTCATAAACGATGCCATTCATGGCATCCAAGTAGGCTTTTAGGATGTTGTCGATGTCTGGCTTCTTGCAAGGCCTCTCAGAACCGTCTAAACAGGCCTTAAAGCGCTTTTTAGAGTATGACTGAGGGATAGGTACTGTGATGTAGATATAAGCTGCTACAGGCGTTTTTAAGGGTTCGTTGGTTCCCATTGCTTGTTTGGCAGCAATCTTGATCAAATCCTCGTAGTCTCGGGTCTTGGTCGGGGTGTAGGTGGAGACAAAGTTGCCTCTACGGGCAAACTTGGGTCTTCCCTTGCCAACAGGAGTGCCTTCAACTTGATAGGTGATGTGCATTACCACGGTGCTGGCTCCGTTTTGAGTGGGACTTGTTCGGGTTTGACGGGTTGTCCGTTGCGAACAGGAAACGGCCACACTATTTTTTTGGTCATCATTCGCGTTTTCCTTCCATGAATTCTTTGAAGTAGGCGTGTATTCGTCTAACGCCATCGGGTCCATACCACTTGACCGAACCCTTGATCAACTTCAGAGTGTTCTCTTTGTCTTTCAAGGTTTCGTGGGTTCTCCATATCTCTCTGGCTCTGGCAATCTCGTCTTGAGGGGTCATGTCGCCAAATGGGGATAGTTGACAAACCACATGGGTCTGTCTTTGGGTTGACCAATGTATTGCTGGGCATCCCTGTGAAACCACAGCTTGATGGTTGGTTCACCTTCTACCGATCCTTCGTAGTTCCGTTGCTTACGGCATAGCAGGTAGTGGTCAGGGTCATCAGCAGACTTGGCATAGCTGCCTTCAGTCTTGATGTCATCCTCTTTGGCCTTGTTACGCCAAACCAGCATCACGTTGTCAACCTGGTCAGTGATAGCACCTGAGCCTTTGTTGTCATGCTTGTCAGGCATGGCGTATTCATTGGGTGGTTTCTTCAGGTGGTGGACAAGGTGGATGTGAACTTCGTAATCACGAGCAACACTGGTCAACTCATCAACAAAGATCTTTTGACCGTTGTAGTCATCTTCACCCTTGACGCATTTGGCAAGGTTGTCAACAAAGATGTGAGTAATGCCAAGTTCTTTGGCACAGTACCGAACCATACCGATGACAGTCTCAGCTTGTGCTGTTCCCATCTGGTCGTACAACCACATGGTCCCATCTGTCCATGTACCGAACTGGTCGTACATATCGTCTAAGGCTTCAATGCCTTTGTCACCTTGGAACTCAGGCATGAAAGGGTTACACCCAATCCACATACGAGCCATACGCTGCAAGGTGACTGATGGCTTCATCTCGAAAGACGCAATGCAGACCTTCTCGCCTTGGCCGATCAGGGATAAAGCAATCTGGGAGGTCATCAGGGACTTACCGTGACCGTTCTGTCCTGACCACAGGGTTACTTCACCCTTTCTGAATTCAAAGTTTTCCTTGGTATGGTCCCAAGGCAGGTAGGAAACCTTCTGGTCCTTCTTGGTTCTCAGACGGGTCTTGATGT